TCAGGGGCAACCGTGGCCTGTCGGTCAGGATTGCCGAAGCCTGCGGTATCGAGCGTGCCGCAGTCTACCAGTGGAAGCGCGTGCCAATTCATCGTGTGCCGGAAGTCGCGCCGATCATCGGCATGACCCCGGAGCAAATCCGTCCTGACGTGTTCGGCCATCGCAAGCCGAGACGCCGACGCAAGTCGCGCTGATGCACTGGACAGGTCAGGCAGATAACCTTCTCCGAAAGCTGTTGGCAACGGGCCGTAGCATGACGGAAATTGCCGCCGCGTTGGCCGAGGAAGGCTACAACGTGACGCGCGGCATGATCGCCGGTCGCAAGCACCGCATCATGTTGACGGAGAGGGCGATGCCACAGAAGCCAGCCACACCGAAGCCAGCCGCACCGAAGCCGCCGAAGTCAGCGGCGAAATGGTGCGGCATCAACTACATGGACAACGATTTTGGCTGCAAGGCTATACTCGATCAGCGTGGCACTGACGGCCTGCCGATGTGCTGCGGTCTGCCGCGCACGGAGCGCATACAGGGCGGCGATAGTTCGTACTGCGCCGCGCACCACGCCGCCTATAATTACGTTTCACAGAGCAGAACCAGTGGGAGATGGTGATGGCAAAGCCTGCAAAGCAGCGCGAGGTTGAGATTACTGATCGCATCGCGTCGAAATTTTTGAAGGACATCCTGCAACGCTACGAAAATATCGAGAGCGCGCGTGGCAGGTACATGAACGCGGCGCGGCGCGAGCGTGATGCGATGGTCACCATCTTCGAAAAGATGGCGGCGCAGGGTGTGTCGCAGAAGGCCGCGAAGGCGAACATCAAGATCGTGCGTGCGCTTTCACGCATCCAAGGGTGGATGGCCGACCTTGAGGCCGACGACAGGAACATGGCGCGCAAGCTGGCACGCGCCCAGCAGGACAAGAAGCAGTTGTTGCTGTGGAACGACCTGCCGAAGCAGAAAAAGCCAGAGCGCGAACCAGAGACGGCACCGAAGCTGGAACTGGTCGCATCAGCAGCGGAGTAAGGCGTGACGTGCATCACGCTTGAGGCATCGCATGACACCTTTGCCGTGGGAGTTGCACGGCGGCGGCAGCAGAACGCCATCGAGGAAGCCCGACGACCGGGAAATAATCTGATCCCCGGTGAGGACGACTTGAGAATTTCAATCAACGGGTGCCGTGCCGAAGCGGCAGCAAAACTATTTCTAAATCCTGTGACATGGAATGCCTTCAAGACGGGTCGGCTTGACGACACAGCCGACCTTGAAGATTGGATCGATGTGAAAGGCATCATGCAATCGACGCACCGTCTGATCGTGCAGCCGAACGGCAGACCGCATTGGGCATACCTGCTGGTCGATGGCAGCGAGCATCCGCAGTACCGGATGCTGTGCTGGTGCTGGGGGCACGAAGCAATGCAGGATGAATTCTGGTGCGATCCGACCGGCGCGGATCGTTACGCTTGGTTTGTGCCGCAGTCGGCACCGTTCATGCGTCCGCCGTCACTGTTGTTGCAGACGCTGCGGCAGCGACAGGGGCAGTCGGTCGAGAGCGTGATACCAGAGCATGCGTTTCTGCATTATTGTCATTGCGGTCAGTGGGGCCTGTACGGCTTTGAAGTGAGAATGCGTGCGGGCAAGATGGGGACATGGTTTTGCGGCAAACACAAACCGGGAGGTATAGATGCCAGTGAAGATCGGACCGAAAGAGCAGCGCGCACGTGAACTGCGTGAGGCGCGAGCCAGTAAACCGAAGGGCGTGCGCCGGACAACGGCGAAGGCCATCGGCAAGGTGCGCAACGTCAAGGGGTCGAGGCGCGGCGGGTGATGGCGAAGCCGTGAGCATCGACACCTCACTTGGTAAAAGACGTGCCGGAAAGGCAAAGACAAAAGCAGCTTATCAAAATGGGCTGGACAGTGTTCTCGATCCCGTCATCGCCTCTTGGCAGGAAGTGTGGGAGGACGATTGTAGAAAAAAGGGCCGCACCATTCCGTTCTCGCAATGGTGTTTCGAGCCGCTGGTTGAAGGCGATCCGATGAGCAGTCCGTTTGAGATTGCGAATGTCTACGTGCCGGAATGACCAAATTCACCGGCACGATCCTCGCGCTCGACCTCGCAACGACAACGGGGTTTGCATGGGGCGTGCCGGGGAAGCGCCCGAGGTTCGGCACTATCCGCTTCGCTGGCCGGGAGCGCGCCCACACACACCGGCTGTTCCGCCAGTGGCTTGAGACAAACTGGAACGTGCGCGACGAGCAGCCTGACCTTGTCGTGTACGAAAGTCCGGCAGCACCGCTGTTGATGATGGGCCGCACCAACATCAGCACCATCAAGTTTCTGATCGGATTGTGCGAACACCTTGAGGAATGGTGCTACGAGAAATTCGAACTGCGTGAAGCGTCCGTGCAGCAGGTGCGCGCACACTTTATCGGTGGAAATTTCAAAAGCGCGATTGCAAAGCAGATGACAATCGACCGATGCTTGCAGCTTGGCTGGAAGGTGAGCAACGACAACGAGGCCGATGCCTGCGCGCTGTGGGATTATCAGGTGTGCTGCATCCGGCCCGATCTGGCGCACCGCACCACGGAATTATTCGATGCGCGAACTTAGCGACTTCACCATCAGTGATTGGACGGCGGCGGTCATCATCAGCATCGGTGTGATCGTCCTGTTGCTGGCGGTGCTGGCAATAGAGGCTGCGTTCCCGATGCGCCGCTAGATGTTGTGGCATGACAACCTGCTCGCACTGCGGAAAGCGACACGGTCGGAAAGGGCAACGCTACTGCAAGCGTTGCCACGCCGCCTACATGCGGGCGTGGCGCAAGGTCACACCGCTTACTGCACCCCAGCGTTTGAAGGCCACCTGTCGATCATACGCCAACGTCTACAAAGCGAGAGGCAAGATTGTGCAGGAGAATTGCGCCGTCTGCGGATCGCCAGCATCAGAAATGCACCACCCGGATTATGCAAAACCGCTTGAGGTTGAATGGCTGTGCCGCAAACATCACCTCGCCATACACGTGAAACATTCGTCAGCATCGCTGACTGAAAAATTTATGTCGGTCCGATGACATTGCACTTGCGCAAATCACCGACGCGGGCGTAGGTTGAAAAATGCGAAGGGCGAACCGTTGTTGCGACGGCTCGCCCCTCTAAATCGAAACCTTGTGACGAGCAAGGCTCGACGTTCCTGCGAATAAATACAGTTTTTCGCAGGTAGCATCAAGCCCTCCCGAAATCAAGGCTCCGGTTTTCACGTCAGGACTGAGGGCATTGCCCTGTCCGGATGCCGTGGCAGCAAAATACCGGACAGAGGGCCGATGATCACGGCACTCAGCCCCTCTTGCCTTCAAGCAGATGCCAAGCCGCGCTTCACGCGCGACGGCGGACGGCTGACCTGATTATTCAATGCGATCAGGGGGTAAGGGGGACTGAGGTGGCTCCGGGGTCAAGAGGAAGTAAGGACAAAAGAAGCAGACTGAGTAATTGGAAGGGCAGGGAATGAAAACCATCGACGCGGCCAACGGCAGGTGGCGTGAAATTCTCCCGGCTCTCGGAATTCCATCGCAATTTCTAAGCGGTAAGCATCAGCCGTGCCTGCTCTGTGGCGGCAAAGACCGGGCGCGGTTCACCGATCTGGACGGCAGAGGCAGCTACTTCTGCAACCAGTGCGGTGCCGGTACTGGCATGCAATTGCTGATGAAATTTAAGAATTGGGACTTCGCGAAAGCGGCCAGTGAGGTGGATGCTGTCATCGGCAAGCTGCCGAAGGTGAAGCCGAGGTTCGACTTGAGGCACAAGGCGACCGCGCACGAGATGAACGCCCTGTGGAATTCGGGGCAGCAGGTGAAGCCGGACGATCCGGCTGGCCGCTATCTGGCAAAGCGCGGCCTGATGGTGACGCGCGACATGGCAACGGCGCTGCGCTTCGTGCCGCGCCTGAAATACTCGAAAGACATCGAGCGACCGGGGATGATCGCCAAGTTCAGCGATGCGAGCGGTCACGCCAAGCAAATCCATCGCACCTACCTGACTGCGGACGGCGACAAGGCCGACCTCGATCCAAACCGGAAATTTATGCCGGGAGATTTGCCGAAGGGCGGCGCGATCCGTTTCGGGTTGCCGGGACACACGATGGGCGTGGCCGAAGGAATTGAAACGGCGTTGAGCGCAATGGTGCTCTACCACATGCCGGTGTGGGCGACGACCTCCGCATTGATGCTGCGTGAATGGCAAGCACCGCTTACCGTGGCGCGCATCGTGGTGTTTGCCGATAGCGATGCAAACTTCTGCGGTGAGGCCGCAGCTTTCGCGCTGGCGAATAAGCTGGTGTTGGACGCGCAGAAGCGCGGCATCCCGCGTGACGTTGACGTGAAGGTGCCGGAAGGCAGAGGCAAAGACTGGAACGATATTTTACAGGAGCAAAACCATGCCCGAACTACGCACTGATCAGACCGAGGCGTTGGAGAATTTGCGCAAGACGGTTGGCGCAGGTCATCGCCGGATTGTGATGCAGGCACCGACCGGTTTTGGGAAAACGGTGCTGTCGGCTGCGCTGGTGAATAACGCGCGGGCGAAAAAGAAAAAAGTTTTGTTCACGGTGCCGCTGATCGGATTGATCGACCAGACCGTCGAAATGTTTTGGGAGCACGGCATCCGCGATGTCGGGGTGATCCAAGCAACGCACCACATGACGGACTGGTCGCAGCCGATCCAGATCGCAAGCGTGCAGACGCTGCAACGGCGACCGATGCCGGATGCCGATGTATGCGTCATCGATGAAATCCACCGCTGGTTTGAGTTCTACGCAAAATGGTTTTGCCAGCCGAAATGGCAGGACGTGCCGATCATTGGATTGTCGGCAACGCCGTGGACGAAGGGGCTGGGCAGCTACTTCTCGCACTTCATAAAAGCCTCGACCACGCAGGAGTTGATTGAGGTCGGATTGCTCTCGCCGTTCAAGGTCTACGCGCCATCGCATCCCGATCTGTCCGGCATCAGCACGGTTGCTGGCGACTATCACGAGGGCCAGTTGTCGGCGCGCATGTCGGAAGGCGGATTGATTGCCGATGCAGTCGATACGTGGCTGCGGCTGGCAGAGGGCAGACCGACGCTGTGCTACGGCGTGGACCGCGTCCATGCCAAGCACTTGCAGCAGAAGTTTCTGCAAGCCGGTGTGCCGTGCGGTTATCAGGACGCCTTCACCAGTGACCTCGACCGCAAGGCGCTCAAGCGGGATTTTCATAGCGGCGCGCTGAAGGTGGTCTGCAACGTGGGGACGTTGACCACTGGCGTCGATTGGGACGTGCGCTGTATCTCGCTCTGCCGCCCGACCAAATCGGACATGCTGTTTGTGCAGATCATCGGGCGCGGGCTGCGCACGGCAGAAGGTAAGGATCACTGTCTGATCCTCGACCACAGCGATAACCACCAGCGGCTCGGGTTCGTGACCGACATCGACGAAAGCTACGTGGGCCTGCACGTGGGCAAGACGCCCGCGACCGATAACCGGACCGAAGCGATTGCGCTGCCGAAGGAGTGTCCGCAATGCGCGTTCCTGAAACCGCCCCGCACTGCAAAGTGTCCGGCCTGTGGATTTGTGGCCGTGGCTGTCAACGGCACCAAGCATGGCGACGGTGAACTGCGCGAACTGAAGCCGAAGCCGAAAGCGCAGCGGTTGAGCAGCTTCGATAAGGAAATTTTCTACGGCGAACTGAAGGCCATCGCAGAACGGCGCGGCTACAAGAGCGGGTGGGCTGCGATGAAGTTTCGCGAGCGCACTGGCGTCTGGCCGAATGCCTACCGCGATGCGATGCCGCACGACCCGTCGCCTGAGACGCTGTCATGGGTCAAGAGCCGCCAGATCGCCTACGCCAAGGCAAAACAGGTCGCCTACGCCAAGGCAAACGCAAAAGAGGGAGCGCACACATGAGCGATACCGAAGTTGCCAGCATTGGCCGCAGCCTTGCCGAAGCATTGTCCAATCGCGCGAGAGAGCGGACGCCCGAGGCGAACCAAGAGGTGTTGCGTCTGCAAACCGAACTGTGTCGGGCAGTCAGAACCGAATGTATCGAAGCCGCCCTTCCGGCAGCAGAGTGATCAGCGGTTGCGCGTGGTGTAGTGGCGCAGCGCAACAAACGCGGCGCTCGGTACGCAAAACACGATGATCGCGAGTGCGACAAGCTGTAGTGTGGTCATTGGATCATCTCCAATGCACCAGCCCCCGCAGCGAGGGTAACGCAATGGCAATCGAGTGTGACGGTATCAGGCTGGCGCGCTGCCCAAGCTGCAACGGCATTCACGTCGAATTGACCGATGATGAAGGTAACCTGAAGGCGTTCGTGGTGATCGCAATCAAGGACGTGGTCGAAATCGCGAAGGCGTTGCAGGACGTGGCCTACGCAGCAGCAGTGGAGAGGGAGGGATGAGGGGCGAAATCCGCAGGGCAACAAATCACGCCGCATGGGCGATAGGAACGCCGTCAGGTGTCGGCTTCCACGTGCGTCGCGTGGTGTGGGGACAACTGATGGCGGTTGCCGAGAAGCGCGAGGGCGAGGAAATCAGGGCGTGCCGCATCATGGTCGAGGCACAGTACAGCCCGCGCAAGCTGCCGAAATTGTTCGACAGCGTCTCGGTTCACGACCACACAGGGGGCACAGGTGACAGTCTCGCTGAACCAGCAGATCGATGAAGTGAAGCGCGAACTGTCAAAGCGCGATGAGGTGTATCCGCATCAGGTGGCAACTGGTAAGCTGCGGCAGTCCATCGCGGATTTTCAGATGGAGCGAATGCGAGCGGTGTTGCGGACGCTTGAGTGGCTTCAGAAGTACGAAAGCCAGATACGGATCATGCTCACAGAGGGATCGTAGTGGAGGCATCGCATGTCACTTGCAGCAATCTTACTCGGCATCATCAACATCGCAATCGTGGTCGCGTTTCTCATACTGATCGGGTTGCTGGTCGTCTGGCTGTTGAGTTTCATCAGCTTCACGATCCCCGAAAATATCCAGAAGGTGTATCTGGTGATCGTCGCACTGATCGCGCTCTATATGCTGGTTGCCCTTCTGCTCGGTTTGCCGTTGCCGATTGCAGTTATCAAATGATCGGCTGGTGGATCGACAGGCCGATGGCTCTCGCAATCGCGGTCGCCGTGCTGATTGTCGTGATGTCGGCAATCGGCGTCATGCTCTCTGGCGTATGGAATTGTTGCTGACATGGACGAAGATCGCCTCATCAAGATCAGCTACGACTTCACAGATCGCACCGCGCAGCTTGTGTATCAGCCCGATGCCGAGTTTGAAATCAAGGCCATCGTCGAATACGTGGAGGACATGTCCGATGGACGTGCCGTTCGCATCAACATCGAGGATGACAGCGGTTTGCTCTACAGCCTGTTCCGCAGGGCGGACGGCGAGTGGGGTGGTATTGAACACGACGAGCAGAACGGGCTATAAGCTGCC